CCCGACAAAGATAAGTCCGTATGGATATACTATATCTACGGAGTGGACGGTATTGCAGGGTTTAACTTTGAAGATAAAGTCTATCTCTACCGCAAGAACGTACAGGGCGATATAACTCATATTTACAGAAAAGACGGCGACAGAGATTTAGTTGAAGTACAGTCATAATACAGGCGAAATAGAAGTTAAACACGTTTCTTTCTGCCCCGGCAAATGGCAGTACAGCACGTATGACGAAGGCGGCAGGAAACTCACCGACGAGGACAGCGAAACTAACAGCATAACAACCTATAAATACGACGATAACGACAGAGTAGTAAAGCAGATTTTAACCGACCGTGAAGGGAATAAGTACGAAACGACTTTCGAATACAATAAGCAGGGAAAGCTCGTTCGTAGTACAAATTATTCGGGAATTGTCAATGAAACCGTTTACGATGAAAAAGGCAGGGAAATAAGGAGCATTATCTATAATAAAGACGATCCTACGAGTAAATTCTATTCCGAAAACAAGCGTGATGACAACGGCAATATCACTTCGGAAATAGACGAAAGCGGACAGTACGATAGCACGAAATATTTGTATGAAGATAATACGGCTCTGCGGGTTGCGGCAAAACAAGTTACGTTTTCAATAAACACGGCTACGACGACGTGTACAGAACGACAAACTATGAATTTGGTTGGGTTGACGACTACAACGGCGAAAAAGTTTTATTTTTGGACGAGTTTCGCAGTTCGTTCAAAATCTCGGAAATATTGGACTACTTGGACGGACAGCCTATACGAATACACGGACGGCACTTTAACCGCGTGGCTTGCTATGATACGGTGTATATCGTTTCTAATATACCGCTTACAGAGCAATACACCAAAATACAACAGTCCGAGCCTGCAACGTGGGCGGCGTTCCTACGGCGTATTAAGGCGGTATATAATTTTGATATAAGCAAGGAAATGCCCGTAAACAAGCATACGGGCAAATTACAACAAAAGGCTATAACCTTAATACCGATTGACGACGACAGCGAAAGCCCGTTTTAGCGGTTCACAGGGTGGGTTCTCTTGGGTGGGCAATAGAAAAAGCACAAGGCATTTAACCTTGTGCTTTTTCCTTACCTTTCAGCGATAAAACCCGCATACCCGTTTACGAATATATAGTTCGGGTTCAATCTCTGTCGTTTCTGCGTGTCTTGACCGAAACTCCCCATTTTTTGGGGTTGAACGATAGGCATCTGACCAAAACTCCCCTTTTCCAACACCACAAAAAAATCCCACCCCCTATAGAGGTGAGATTTCAAGAAATCAAGATTACATTTATGGTTGCAACCTTATCGCCATATCCGCAAGGTTGCAATCTTATTTTTTATATTGCGCCCTTAAAGAATACCTCTTTCGTGCGAAGACTGCATCCTTGCTGCACTAACATTAAGTATTTATTATCTAATGAAGTGGTGAGCCCTTTGACTATATAGATTACCTTTTTCTTCAATTGAGTATTGAGTTTTCTGAATAATCTTATTAAATACTCTTCCATAGTTAATCCTCATTAATCTTGATGAAGTCATCTTTAGTCTTGTTTAGTAAGTAAAGGTTTTAATGCTGCTAACCAAAGATTTGCGATTTCCTTATGCCCTTTATTTGTCGGATGGCAATAGTCCAAAGTTTCGTAGCGGTCGCCCGATTGTGCTAAATCTGCCAGCAGACAACCTGCTTCTTTTGCTGCCAATCTTATCACATAATTATAGCGCGAATCCGCTCTCACGCAACGATCGTTTCCGTCCTTTTTGTAGCCCATCAACAATGTGCCGCACACGATTTTAGTCGTAGGATAATTGTTTTTTAATTTTTGTAGCATAACCCTATATGCCCCATAAAACCCCATTGTGTTCTCTGGTTCATTCAACCCGATTTTTATTTCATACCCTCTGTCATTAGTCCCCATATAAATGAGAATAACATCCGGGGCAGATTCGCCATGCAGATTTGAGCATCTCTCTTTTGAGCAAGCCGATGACTCAAATACTCCAGCGACCAGACTACCCGAATACGAATTGTTGATGCACAGTTCTCCGCCAATGCCATCTATAACTTGTTTCCACCAGGTATCGTTTACACTATTTATTTCGTTGTCGTATGCCCTATCGTCTTTATAATATACGGGGTAGCCGTAAGGGTTGAATCCCACATATGTAGAAATGGAATCGCCAATGATAGAAATCTTGTATTTAGGCATATTATCCATCGTCAACCCCCTTATGCATATTTTTGGACAGTCATTTGCTTGATTTGTGCATATTTTTGGACACTTATCGGCTATTTCGCTTTGAGACTTCCAATCTGCAATAGCTTTTTCAACCTTAGGGATGTTAGCTTCCATACACACATCCAACAGCTGAAATAAGTCAAGTGTACCATGAAACCTAAAATTTAAGGGTGGCTGAGATTTACGTTTCATCGGCGGTAGTCAACTCATCATCCTCAATGACAACACAGTTAACCTTCCTACTGTGTACCGTGCAAGCATCAAGCGCGATTATTCCATCCGCATAGTAAGGCGAAAAGTCTTCATCCTTGCCGAACTCCTCACCCTTACCTTCATATTTTGAATGTCCGAATGATGTATGCCAATGCCCACAGACAATCGTCTTCCCAGGCTCTATAACACCCTGATGCGCAGCAAGCATACCGTTATACCAACGTGCAAAATACCAGCCAGCGGCATCATCATTTCTCCATTCGGGATTGAATTGGAAGAAACTTGCATTGCCGCCCGTACCATTAGCAAGAGACGGTATCCACCCATGCACAAAAATGTAATTCTTGGTTTCGTAATAGTTTCGCATTGCTGGGAGAATTGTTCTGAAAAATCCCGTCTGCTTCATTTTGCTTACTGTCATCTCAGGGTACATTCCCATCTTGGTTAAAGTACTTCCAGTTAAATCACGAACTGTGTGTACTGTTCCGTTAGAAAAATGATGAGTGTATTGAAAACCCATTCCAGCGTATATCGGCAACTTCTCCACAAAATCCACCAACAGGTCTTCGTGGTTGCCTTTGATAAGTATGACCTCATCTTTCTTCAAAAGTCCAAGAACGAACTCTTGTACTTCCTTGTTCTGTTTCCCTCTGTCGAATAAATCTCCGCAAATAATTAATTTGTGCGGTGCCGCATCCGTAAAGTAACCTTTTTCTGTCAAGGCTTTTATCATATAGTCATAAAAGCCGTGGATGTCAGCCACAACGTAATATTTCATTTTGCACTTCCTTTTGCAACCTTGCAATCAAGCAATATTCTTGCAAGGTTGCAGGGGAGCTTACTTAAATTGTGTCATGTCAATTAGCAATCCTGTTTGATAGCACTGTTTTAATTTTTTTACCGCTCTATTGTAATAATTCGCATACCAAATATACTTCATTTTTATCTTTGCGTTTGGGGCATCATTTATATTCCTAATTACATTGGAACTAATATCTTTAAGACAATCAAAATAATCGTCTTCTGCATCAAACTCTTCCCATTGAGCTAAATAATCCAAATAAAACAGTCCATCCGCATCTTGCTCTACAAGGTCGCTTAATTCATCATCCTCATTAAATCCGCCAATTTTTTCCTCAATCTCCTTATTCCTATCGATGACGGATTTATCAATTATAATCCGAGGGTAGATTGCATTCTCTTCTTCGATTTCATATGCAGAAACAAATGCAGGCCCCCAGCTAATGTTTTTGTCATGTATTACCTTCCCTACCGTTACTCCTCCACGAATAAAAATATCATTACGAGCAAGTGTTAAACTCAAATATACTAAGTCAACCAGCAAATAAACTAATGTCGAATCGTCATTCAATTCACAAGGATAAGAAATAACTATACTATCCGAAAAAACTGCAACATCGCTGTATTTGCCATATTTAGCATCTTCCCCCTCGTAATTGTCTGTCTTTAATTTAGCGATATGATATAAAATGGCAGATACTTTTTTTTGATATTGCTCATCTTGACTCGCTTTTTTTACTATATTTTTGAACCCCAAAATATCTACAAATGCAATAAACCTTTCCTCAAACATATTACTATCCTACTCAAACTCCAGAGATAATTTTATATACAAGAGGCACCACCCAACCAGCCACCTGAAGCCCTTGCTCCGCTATCCATTTGAATACTGATCGCAATTTCTGCCAACGCTTAGGTTTGCTCTTTTCTTTAGATATTTCCTCGAGTTCATCTAATTTAGTAAGTATTTCCTTTTCTTTTTCCTCGCCAAGACAAGCCTCCTTTACCTCTTCTATTGTTTGCTGAATATCCATTTCAATATTAATCTTTACTTCTGCTATTGAACTAGCACTTGAAAATGCATTGCCACCATTGTTAGATATATTGATTTTTATTCCAGAATTATTATTGTCCTTTGTATCCAGTCGTTTTACTGTAGTAATCGTAAAGCTTTCTTTCCAAAGTTGCTGTGCATAATGATCCAAAGATGCAATAACTTGCTGCATATTTGAAACAGATTTATCTAAGGTATTATATAAATAATTGCTTTGATCCGCAGAAAACGCTTCAGAGTATACAGACAATACTCTTCGAATAAATTCCTCACAAGCTCGCTCATCTTGCTTATCGTATAATTGATTGCCTTCTTCGATGAGATCTAAATAAGAAAGAAATTCCGCAACTTCAGCATGCTTATCAAGTATTCCTTTTAATGTGGCTTTCATTATAGTAAGAGCATCATTAATAAGGTCTGTATCATATTGAACCACAGAAGCCCTATTATTGTCATATTTAAAATACGATCTAATTCGTGTCCAATCAATTCCTTTAGTTTCATACTCGGCAATAGATGATCTGATTCTACTGTCCAAATTTTTAGCCAAGTTATATAGTTTTTCCGCTTCGTAATTTTTCTCAGTCAGACTGTTTATTTCCGTAATGTAACTTCTAATCGTTTTAACCTGTAAATATGTAATATCCATTCCCACAACCTTTTAGTGATTTTGAAATAGTATAACATATTTCCCATAAAAAGGCAATTGATACAACTCAGCCTTCAGGCCATTGCTCAGTAAAATAATGAGTATAATCTTTCACGAGTTGCGGATATCTTTTCTCTGCCGTATGACATAGCTGGTTGAACAGTTCAACCACTTCATTGTCGTAACCGTAATCCAATAAACCATCTAAAAGCCTTTCTATCTCTTTCTCGTCCACACTCTCGCCGCATTCCAACAAGTGGCACACGGCCGCAATTTTGGGCTTACAATCGGCGTTTATTATTTTAGCTAAGTCATTTCTTTTAGAAAGTATTTCTTTATACATACTCTTACCCGTCGATTAACGTTAGCGTCGATATTTCAAGCCACTCGGCTTGTTCTGTTATCTGTTCAATCATTTTCTCTGAAAAATCTTCATCGGTAAGGTTAATAAATGATATAACCTCTTTCAGCGGAAACCCACCGTACCAATACTGCGACGGCGTGTCGGTGCAGGGAACAATTCCTATATAATCCATACCGCTTATTGCTTTTGCAATCAGTTGATGGCTAAATATGCGTACAGGGAATCCAGACGCCCTTAACGCATTATACATACGCACAATTTCTTCTGTTTTGCAATGCACTCCGCCAGCCAAGCACAAATAATAGCCGCCGTCATCCTTATAAACACATAAATGTATCCGCGTATGGCTACTGCCTTGGCAAATTTCCCACATATGGCTCGGGTTCTGTATTTTCCATTTTTCCGAATCGCTCAAATCGAACCACTTTTTAAAAGCGTCAACCGAGTTGTCATCAATAGTAGTCAACCCGCCATCTCTATCATCGGCATATCTGTCGTATTGCTCTTTAGCGGTTTTACCTTCTAATCCCTCAAGCCTTGCAGCACGATAGCATACGGCACAAGCATCGTAGTATTTTTGAGCCGTCATGTCCTGTATGCGCCAAGTCTTATTTATTATCGATTTATCCTGTTCCTCATTATTGATAAAGCAAGCTATTTCTTGTTCAGTTAAATCGCTCAAGTCATGCTTCACGTATTCCGGGCTGATTGACCATAAAGCATTACGTTTAATGATCCCCATTCGATATTCAATAGGAATGCTTGTCTTGATTTTCTCCGCATACGATCCGTCTTTTAGCAATATGATAATGTTATCGACCTCATCAATTAAGAATTGCAAAAAATCCGCATAATCTTTTTTATTCCACGATTCAGTATTAGGCTCTACATTTAACACGATAGAATTATTAACGACAATTACGGCATAACCGTTTGCGGCGACAACCGTTATTTCGTACCAATACTCATCATTAGGAAACCATTCTTTCCAAGCCTGTTCATATTCCTCGTCTGTTTCATATTCCTCTCTTTCATGCAGGTCTGCATTATCAAAGTCCTCGATAGTTCCCCTTGGCACTGACACCCAAAACCGCCACCTTTCGGTTTCATTATTCCATTGAAGTTTAGCCAGCTTATCAAGTAAGGTATTCAACAACCCCGCCGACTCATCATTTAATATGCACTTTTGCCCTATGCTTAAATAATTATGCTCCAAAGCAAACAGCCGTGGAGCCGTGATTTTCTTTTCCATAAATTTTTCCTTTTGTCCTCCTAAACCAAGTTGAGCTGTTGCATTTTTTGCAACAGCTCTATTTTTTACATTATACTCCGTCGTTAGGTATTTCTTGCGCTTGGGTCAAATCGTACAACACAACGCCTTGCTGTAGCAGAACCTTTCCGGGGACACGATATGACCGACCTCTATCCCAGCCCAAACGCTGTGAAAGCCCGTGAATAAATCCTTTGCTGTAAACTTCCATATTGCCCTCCTCATCATTCAGATTCGCTGGCACACGAAATGATGTCAAAGATATTCTATCGAATGGTTCTAATAAAAGCGACGTTGCATCTTCATTTATACAAAAACGGATAAATTTTGGCAATCCTATGGCTCTGACTGACGCCTTAAAAATACGAATACAACCCGTTTTGCTATAAAATGATATGTAGGTTGAATCAGCCATTTACTTCACCGCTTTCCCCTCACGCCATATTTCACATTGGCTAAAATCGAAAAGTATCGCTATTTTTTTGTCGGCTTGAACTAATCTTCCCAATGCTCTGTAGCGACATTTTTCATCTAATCCCCAGTCTTCAAATAACTTACGGGCGAAGGTAGCACAGCTTAATTTGCAATATTTTTGTGCGCTACTATTTTTTCTCCATTCAATAGCATTGGGGTCGCGTGAAGACATTGAAGTTATTAAAATCGATTTGTTATCTTTGCTCAACATCAACGAAATCGCATCGCAACTATTTAAAGTCGTAAAAGTGGAAACACTGAACGATATGGAATCCGCCCATATTGTCATTGATGGAGCCGTCATACTACTAAAATATTGGCTATTAACTACTTGAAATCCTTTAATGTCGATTTCCGACATAAACATATCATTTGTCATTTTATTTCTCCTACTTTATTTGTTGATATATATCCTTCTGCTAAATTAATTCTATATTGTTCTTCGTGCTGTTCCACGGGGACGCCGAAGCATTCCCGCCAATCCGCTGGCAGATATGACCTTTTCCGTTTCGTTCCTGTACCGACAAATAGTTCAAAATCAGTAAGTTTAAATAAGTATAATCCCTCGTCATGATAGATAGCAGGTTTACCGAGCATTTTATATCTATACTGCTTATCCCAGCCCATAAGCTCGAACAATTTGGCGGCAAATATCTGACATATCATATCTCTGGTTTTGATTTCTTTTTCACCGCCGCCGCTTGCCCACCTGAGCGAGTCGGGGGCATCTGCATCGCACGGACGAACTATCAATCTCTTTTCATCGGGATGAATTAAAAGTTGAATATGTGTAATGCCGGGGAATCGTCTCAGACATGCCATATTGAATTTAATCTTATTATCCCAAACAGTGATTGCAGGCTCACGTGTATGCGCAAATAGTTCTGCTTTTGCCACCTGAAATCCTGCGAGATTGACCTTTTCTGTCTCTTCACCCTCAATTAGTTCTTGAACGTATTCGTCATTTCTACTCATCCGTACCCGTTACTCCCATTTTGATTTTTTCAGCACTTTCCAATACTTCAGCATGCGACAGTAGCGATAATTGCTGTTGTCCTTCCACATCCCTGCATTTAATTCCGCTTCGAAGATTCGGAACGGACTTCAAATAATATAATTCGTTGTCCATACTAAATTCATAGAACTCATCGCCAAACGATTCTTCCCATTCCTCGGGGCAAACCGCCATTCGCCGCTTCCGTATAGACTCTCTTTCTTCTTCGTTCACCACCTCTGCAATAGGCATCGCTTTTGTAAGATTAAAGACCATAATGCAGTCTGCGCCCTTCTCTATCCACGTTCCTAAAATTCTATAATTGAATTCGGGATTCCAATCCATTATCTGCATCAAAGCCTTGATAAAGAACGGACACGACAAAATTTTTATTAATATAGGCTGCCCCGTTTTCTGCTTGCGCCAGGAGATGCTGAAAGCATCATCCCTATCGCACGGGCGTATTGCCATCTTCCTTTCGGTAGGATGCAGTAATAATTGGATATAAGAATAATCCTGTAATCTTTTTCCGCAAGCCGTATTGAACATTATCTTTTCATTTGATATCGTCATACACGGCAATTCCGAACGTGCGGTTAAAAACTGCCCCCGGACCACTTGATATCCCGTTAAATCAAATGCACTAAATGCTGACCTCCGCACTCTACGCTCTGTCCTTCGCCCTTCAACGCTATCCGATGCATTATAGTAGGCATTCGGATCGTCATTAGCCCAATGATGATTGATAGGCACATATCCTTGAAATACCCCATCGTCTATGACTTGCATCACATGCAGACCGCCCCGCATTCCGTGGCGTCTATTGTATATCAGCGTTTGTGCCGCTTCGAAGATTTCAACAGGTATAATCGCTGGGTGATGATTTTCGTAATAGCATTGGTCACGGTTATTTCTGTTCTTTTTCTTCTTATGTTCAAAGATGTCCGCCGTGAAAGTTTTCCACGTTAGAACACTTCCGCAATACCTTTCATTGCGCACGATATATGCAAGCGACCCAGCGTTCCAATTCGTATTGCCGAGCTTGGTTTTTATCTGCATTTCCGTCAGCATTTCGGCGATTCGATCAAGAGTAAACCCAGCTAGGAACGCATCGAAAATAAATCGCACGACAATCGCTTCCGATTCTTCAATTTCCAATATGCCGTATTTTATATAATTACCGAGCATATCCCTCGGTCGTCTATATCCGTAAAGCTCTGGTGTAAGTAGTTTATTATGCTTGAACCGCTCATTTAACGACCAATTCATACTCTCGCTCTTTTTCTCGGACTCGGCTTGCGCTATGTTTGCAAAAAGTCCAAGTTTTAACTCGGATTCTTCCGAAAGCGTATAAATTGAGTCGGTTTCAAACAAAACACCCACTGGCGGATTTAAACGTTTTAGTTCTCGTACAAGAGAAAGGCAGTCAACGATATTTCTTGCAAAACGGGATACACTCTTTGTGACAATGAGGTCATATTCACCACGGCGGCAAGCCTCTATCATTTCATTGAAACTATCTCTGTGCTTTAACGACGTACCCGAGATGCCCTCATCGGCATACACGCGTTTTAAATCCCAATTTTTGTGTGTATTGGCAAGATGAGTATAATGCTCCTGCTGAAGGACAAAAGATGACAACTGCTCGTCGTTTCCCGTTGATACACGGCAATAGGCACATACCCTCATTGACCGAGCATCATCATTGATGTCCATTTTCTTCATCGCTGGTATCATCTTTGTCGGAGCATCGGCTTCATGGATTTTGTATGCTTGCCGTATCTGTTCCCGATTATCGCTTACTGCCATTTATACCTCCGTTAGTCGTCATCGTCCGAGTCCTCGTCTTCCCCAGCTATCCAAAACCAGCCGCCCTTTCGCTTAACTGATTCTATATTCAGTCTTGCTTTAGCTTCATTAACCGTCCGCTTTGCAATACCCTGGTCTTCACATTGGCGCAGAACTTCATTGGCAGAGCATTCACCGTTTTTTATACATTCTTTAATAATTGCTACTGCGCGGTCTAACTTGCTGTTTGATTCCTCATAGGACTCATCCAAAATTTGTTCAGCGGTCAGCTTGCTTTTTCGTAGCCACGAAATAGACGATTTCCCATCGACAGAAAATAAAATCGAATCGCCTATCGGTGCAAGATTGCTTTTAACATGAGCGAGTACTCGCATTTCGGGCTGACTTTTCAGCCTTGCAACCAGCAACACACTTCGAGCTGCGGCGGCTATATCAATAGAGCCAAGTCCACGGTATAATCCTTTTCCGTTCCCTTTTGTCATGTGTCCTATCATAATGACAGCGCACTTCTTTTGCTGTGCCATTCGTGCGAGTTGATTCATAATCGGGCGAATTGCCCCAGCCCTATTCATATCGGTGTTTGCACCCCAATAGGCTTGAACTGGGTCAAGTATCAGCACCCTTGCCCCTGTTTCATCAATTGCTTTTGACAGCCGTTCATCACCAAGCTCTAACGCCGTTTCATCTTCTTCTATATAGGCAACTTTATTCAAGTCCGCACCGCAAGCAATTAAGCGAGGTACTATTGTATCTTCCTTTCCGTCTTCGCTATTCTGATAGACGACCGCTCTCGGATCGGTTTTTTCTTTTTCAAGCGGTAAAGCCTCGCCGTTCGATATGATGGATGCTAAGTTAATAGCAACCGTGGATTTCCCTTCTCCTGGATCACCTTGAATAATTGTAATTTTGCCGTAAGGGATATACGGATACCACAACCATTCTACCTTTTTAGCCTTTACTTCTCTGTAATATTTAACTGAATAAGGTTGCTTTACGCCGTCCATACGACCTCCAATTTTCAGCCTCTATCTATTTTAACATTAAACGCATTTTGCCCGTGAATACATTTGTCAAAAAAACGCCCGTATTCTTGCCGATTTTCTGACATTTGTATAATTTTTTATAAAAAACACCCCAAAAACGGTTGGCGAAATACTCGTTTTTGTCTACATATTCTTTATAGCCACTCTCCCATTGTGGCAGTTTTATAAAGGAGGTGTATTACATATGGAAAGCAACGTAGAATTTTGGACGTCTGCACGGTTCTTTCAGCGGTTGGACTTTTTGCTTGAGATGAAAGGCATCACGTTTAATCAGCTGAGCTTTATGTCCGAAACGAGCATTTCTTCCATCTACCAAGCACGTAGGCGGAAGACAATGCCGAGTTTCCAAACTCTGTGTTGTCTCTGCGACGCTCTCGGCATTAAGCTGTGGGAGTTCTTCAATACGGACGCAGAGCGCACGGCAGCTATGGAAAATGTCGTTTCGCAGATGAAGAACCTTTCAGCGGATAGCCAGAGCATTTTGGAAGCCTTGGTTAAGCAAATGAAATAGCGGAAAGTATTGCCCCCGTATTCTTGCAACCTTGGCTCTGAAAGCAAGTAAAATAGCCGCTATTTTGCACTTTTTGTGGTAAAAACAGCCATTTTACGCCATTTTAAGATTGCAGTAATTTTTTAATTTTCGCATCCTAAAAAATCAATATTTGCAACCTTAAAAACGAAAAAAAGGTCATCACCCGTTATTGAGTGATGACCCTTTTATTTACTTATATATTGACAGCCTTTTTATGATATTAGACGCAAGATTCTTACCGCTACGCCCGTCGCTCGGCGTTTTCGAGATGGGAAACCAATACTTTTCATCGCCTTTGAACACGATTTTGTAATGGTTCTTTTCGCTTACCACTTCAAACCCAAGCTCACGCAGCTCGGCAAACTCCTTGTCCTTTATCCCTTCACCTCGGGAGAATATCTGCTTTATCCTCTCGAAGATTTCTTTGCCATATCCCTTGACGGGATTATCGTCTATGGTTGCCTTTAATAGCTCGTATGCTCTCGTATCTTCGGCATAATTTTGTAAGGCATTAGCATATTCGTCGCCTTCCTTTTTATACCCAAGGGTGCAAGGGTTGATTAATACCTGACCGTCTTTAAACCTCTTTTGATATGCCCATTTAATATTGGTTGACATGGTGCGACTTTCTTGTTCAGCCATCGCAGCCAAGATTGTTATTAGCACATCACCGCTTGCAGACATTGTATCGATATTTTGTGTTTCGAAGAACACACTAATTCCCCTCTCCCTCAGCTCTCGGATGTACATTAAGGTATCCACCGTATTTCGCGCGAATCTTGATATAGATTTGACAAGTATGCGGTTTATCTTTCCAGCTCGGCAATCGTCTATCATGCGTATGAAGTTCTTTCTTGCCTCCGCCTTTGTACCTGTTACACCCCAGTCCGCATACCCCGGCACATACTCCCATTTAGGATTCGCCATAATCTTTTCTTCAAAGTGTTCTTTCTGGCGCTCATAGGAGTCCTCTTGCTCGTCGTTTTCTGTGCTTACTCGAGCATAATAGGTTACCTTCTCTTTTGCTGTAACCGCCGTCATATTTGGACGGAATAAGACGGGACGCTCTTGCACCACCCTATTATTAATTGCCATCGGCTACCTCCTTTTCCCTTGCCAATCTTGCCATCCTTCGGTCGTACCAACCTTTTGTGTTCCCTGATGCGCCGTTAGTATATTCTCGGCTGATTTCAACTCCGTTAATAAATACGAATGTGATTTTCTTCGGAGTCATCACCACATAATCCAAGAATATTTCGACCTTCTCCTTATCGTATTCGGTTATCGGGACTAAATCCGATTTATTAAGTTTGCGGACAGTCTGTTTTTCTATCTGCTTATTAATTTCATCGATTTGCTCTTTCACGGTCTTCCATTCCGCATTATAGTCGGCAATTTCTATCATTCTATTAACTTTAAGAGCATTTAACTCTCTTTCTTGTTCCAGCAGCCACGATAGCTGCCGATTCAACACTGATATCGTATCGCCCTCACCTTTCAATGCTATGAATTCGTTATAGCACTCTACGAATTTATCTTTCAGGACACAGTCTTTTATGCGAGTACCGATGCAGTTCTCAGCCCCAAAGGTGTCTTTTTTACTGCATACCCAAACCACAACTTCGTATGGCTTTCCGCAGTTCTGAACTTTTCGTATATAATTCCCACCACAGCATCCGCATTTAATCTTCCCCGTAAATTCATAATTTTTTCGTGCTACACCTATTTCGCATTCACATGCCCTTCCCCTCATCAATTCTTGCACTTTTTGAAAATCTTCTACTGATATAATGGGTTCGTGCGTATTTTCCATAAAATACTGCTTGACTTCGCCTCTATTCTTTCGGCATATTCCGTCCACATTATAAAACTTTTGCATTAATGCACAGCCTATATACTTTTCGTTGTTCAGGATGTAATGAATTGCACCACGGCTCCATTTTCCGTGGTTGCTATAATCAAGCCCCACCTTTTCAGCCGTTAGTTGCTTGGCTATGGCGAGTATCCCTTTCCCGTGGATATACATATAAAAAATTCTTTTTACTACTTCAGCCTCGCTTGGCTCTACGATGAGGGTGTTATCCTCTTTCCTCATCCGATAGCCGAGTATCTTTGCCCCTATGCTGATATAGCCGTTTTTGTACTTTTCACGCATAGCCCACGTTTGGTTTTGCGAATAGATTTTCAGGTCGTTTTCGGCTACTGATGCGGCGATTGTTAGGAATACTTCGCTGTTCGGGTTAAATGTATCAATCTTTTCTTTTTCAAAGATTACCTTTATTCCCTCATCTCTAAGTTCTCGCACCATTGACAGCAGTTCTTCCGTATTCCTTGCAAATCTTGCTACAGATTTTGTGAATACGACATCGAATCGCTTTTCCTTAGCGTCTGCCAGCAATCTTAGGATCTGCGGTCGTTTATGCGTCGAACGTCCGCTTATGCCTGAGTCTGCATAGATTCCGACAAACTCGTATTCGTTGCTTTCCGCCATTGCTCTTTGCCAATAGTCTGTCTGATATCCTAAGCTGTGCATTTGCGCCTTGCTTTTGCTTGATACTCGACAGTATGCTACTGCTCTTTGCTTTGCCATTTTTACCTCCTTACAACTACACCTATTATTTTTCGGACTTGAATGTAGCTTAAAAAAATTTGTCCTACCCATTTCCCGTGGGTAGGACAAACATACCGTAAAACTTCAATTGAGCCCAGCGAAACAGCGCCAAATTACGAAAGAATTTTTGACAAAATAAGATCGCTTATTCTCGCCTTTTCTTCATCGTTGATGATGCCTTTCAGCCACATTTTCTCAACGATAGCGTTGGCATAGGCAATCTGCAATGCCTTATTCTCCATCCTCATCATCCTTCTTCGTAAGCTGCTTTATAATCTGATTAGTACCCGTAGCAGTTAAACCGCTTGCGCCGCCGACAAGAATTGCCACACACACATTGTCCGCCGGGATAATGCTCGGCAAGGCGTAGAAAGCCACAACTCCGAGTACTGCGCCTAATGCCGCCGATATCAGCGGAATAAACCGCTTGAATTTCTCGTTTTCCTGTACTGCGTATTTAATGATATTGATTACCCAATACACAATGGTTGCGATTGCGGGTACGCTTATAAGTTCCAAATACTCCATTTCTAATTTCCTCCTTAATTTTTGGTAGTTTGCTCGAGCAGAAACTCGTACATCTCTTCATCGGCTTTCTTATATGCCTCGATTGCCGATTTCATTTCACCGTTGGTCTTCCCATCGCGTATGGCGATGGCATCTGCATAGGTAAGTTTTCCCACCGCATCTATGCTTCTGAGTATCAAGAGATTTTCCTTTCTCTTTGCCTCGTCCCGTTCCTCGTCCTTCTTGGCTTTCTTTTTAAAGAAATGCTGCAAGAAAAAAAGCACCATCCCGCTGATGATGCTCGACGTTATGCTTATTATAATTGCTGCCATATACTCTCCTATTCCATTCGCACCCAATATGTGAATTCGGTTCTTTGTGTTCCAACTGCCTTTTGCCAAACACCGCCGAGCGTATCCGCCGGGTTAATATCCCCGACCGTTATCCTCACAGTGTTAATCGGGAAGAATGCATCGAGAATTTCCTGCTTGCTCATCCCCGCAAAAAAATACGGCAAGACCGCCCATGACGATTTACCGTTGCCGATTTTGATTCTCCCAGTATCTTCTTCAACCCCGATTTCACCCTTTAGTAATACTGGGTTTACATTAAGCCAATTAACTGCACTATCCGTCCGCAGGCGGACTTTGACATTCACCTCTTTTTCCGCCATAACAGCACCGCCTTTATGCGTTGCCGCCGTTCAGAATAATGGTATCCGTTTCGTGCAAAATCGTTTTGCCGTCCGTTAAATCCGCCGAGCTTGTCTGTCCGAAGTTTTCCGTGAAAGAATTCTTTGCACGTTCTTCCGTGTAGTACAGGTTTTCCTTTTCCTCGATGTCGGCGGTGGTCAGCACAACTGCACCGACCTGTCCGTTGACTGAACTGATTTTGCAATCGGGCGACTGCAGTTCAAGCCAATTCTCCAAAACCGAAGCGGGTGCATTTTTAAGGATGTACGACTTGCTCTCATCCGAACGGATTGCCACGTCGCCTTTTTGAGCCGTAAGCGCAAGCATTTCTTCTTCGCTCGACACAGCAAACGGTTCGGTGATTGCAATGGGCGGAAGATACTTTTTATCTATCTTTCCATTTGCACCGAGTTCGACGAGATTGCCCGCTTTCGAGCCGACGTTCCTTGCCGCCGCCGTACCTGCATCCTTAATTTTTGCAAGTGTTAATTCGGGTATATCTTCGGGTGTAAGCAGTTCGGACTTAATAATCAGTCCCTTTTCGTTAACCGTGAATTTGGTAAACGTACCCGCCGTCGTACCGCTGTTCGCAAGGATGATTTCTATGTTTGCGTCGTCGCTGCCGTCGAACTCAGTTTCGCCTTCGGCATCGCCCGAAATAGATATCTTCCTTGCCGTTTTCAGTTTCTGTGCTACCTGTGATTCTGCCACGACTTCCAGTTCTTCCGCCGTAGGGATACGCTTCCATACAGCCGCCGTTTCGCTCTTTGCAATAAGCACGAAAAATTTATATTCCGCCTGATTGAGCCATAACTCGCCGATATCATAATCCGTATCCGCATCCGTAGGATTTGTTTCTGCAAGGACAATATCGTCGCTCACATACTTTAAATTTTCCCACGATGCAATTCCGTCGCCTATCTTGATTTTTCTCGTATCAATTTCGATACCGATTTCACCTTTGAGCAAAACGGGATTAACCGTCGCCCAATTCGCCGCCGTATCGTTGCGCAGTTGAATTCTGCTCTCCAATACTCTTTCCACCGTTTCGTTGTTATCCATTTGCATTGCCTCCGTTTATGATTTTTATTTGACTGTAGTCCGCACCGATGCAGACGTAGTTCCCCGTTATTTCGTCCCAACGATAGGAACGGTTCTCGGTAATGTCCATATACAGCACCGCCTTATTCCCACGGTTCGGGAACGCATATTTGCTCACGAACTGCTGCGGTTTAAGTTTAACCTCTACCGTTCTCTCGTCGTTATCCACTACCGTTTCCGTTGCGTCGTTCTCAATACCGTCATAGGACTTGGTTATCGACCTGAACTGCTCGACGTGTATACAGCTTTCACAGTTGCAATCGTTACCACTCACTTAGCTTTCACCTCCAATTCTTTGTCTACAAGTGTATAGATTTCCTCGCCTTTATTCCGCATATCCACCGTGAGCTGCATTTGATATAAAAGGCACGGAAACTTCGCCGTTTCTTCCGCCGTTAAAAACACAAAGTACGAATCGCCCGATTTCTCGAACCCGTTCGGAAAAACTTTTGTCAGTATCGGCTTTCGGTTTTTCCGTCCGATGCTGAAGGTCAATTTATCGCTCGGCTTGATATGCAGTTTGCTTTCGCCTGCTATCGGAAGCCCGACGTGAAAGAAGGCGAAGCTCGCCGCCTCGCCTTGCGTTATTATTTGCCGTTCCATTTCCACCTCTATGCGTTGGCTGTATCGTTGAATCCGCCGTTCAAAGTATTGTCGCATTTATAAGTCGCGTCATTCGTATTGCTAAAATAAGAGCTTGTAAAGGTTTCGGTTGAACTTTTCTTATTTTGCTTGCACCTATAAACGCCTTTACACCCCGAAAATCCGTACCCCGTATAATCGGTCGTAGACGGAGTACTGACTCCGCTGCCGTAACAGCTTGCGACATCCGTGCAGTTTCTAAACCCTACCGCACATCCTCCCAGAAATTTGCGGTTTGCATTAGTCGCTTCGGCATGTCCTATACATTGGTGTACTGCCGTGCAGCCAAAGTAAGCAAACGTTAATTTCTGCGATGTACATATTGAATGGCAATTATTGATATTTTTACAGTTTATGAAGCCATACGCTTCATACCCGTTTTCAGCAATTGCGGTACAATTAAATAAATTAACGCATGCGCTGAAGCAATCAGTAGAAACGTCTGTAAAAGCAGGCGAACCGCAGCTATGTACTGTTACCCCATAAATAAAGCATTCGGATTCAACCGCATCTGCTTTATTGCCGTAGTATATTCCATAAATAGGCAATGCGCTTGTAGGATCGACCTGAAAATAAATTTTACTGCCCGCTTCACCGATTACGACTTTAGTCTTCGTTTTTGACAGGTTAATTCCCGCATATTTTTTCTTGCTACCTGATAGCTGCAGTTCGTATAATAATTCATCGCTTTGCCAAGTGCCTTTTTTTATCAATACCGTCGTATAATCGTTGCCCGTATCGGCTCTTATCCATTGCGACAATTTATCATTGCTGTCCACCACGAACGTCGCCCCAAAGTCCGAGCCTCCGCCGCTTATACTCGGCTTATCTGTAAGGTCATTATAACTGCCGCTCGTAGCAACCTTATGCAACCCCGTTACTTTACTTGCGGACACCGAATCTATCTTTGCGTCCGTCACGGCGCTGTCTTTTATTTTTGCTGTTTCCACGGCATTAGACGCAATTTTCGCTGCCGTTACGGACGTGTTGTCTATATCGTTCGTGCCTACTGTGCCTTTAAATGCCAACGCACGAAGGTCTGCAAACCATTTTCTTATTTTACCGAAAAATCCTTTCACTGTTTCCTTATCCCCCAAATTCTCTCTGCTTGCACTTTGCGTGCTGTTTACTTCCGCATCCTGCACTTGCTCGGTCGTTATCTTCTTTTCCTGTAAATACCGCTCGTTCTCGGCAAGAGAATTAAAGATTTCGGGAACGACTTGGTCTTCGGGTTTATAATCGTTCTTCGGTTCTTTCCAATTTGCCATGCTTACCTCCCTATAATTTTCGTCCGCGGGTTTCCTGTTTCAAGCCCCCGTCGTAACTGAATTTATTGTATTCGCAAATAAGGTTTTCCTTATCGCCAAAACGGTCAATGCTGCCATAGGCAAGTCCGACTTCAAGTGCAGGATCACCTCGCCATTCAGCCGTTATGCTGCCCACACCCGCTTTCATTCTGTTAAGCAGTAAGGTTGCCATATATTCCGCTTGCTCATGGCTTTGCACAAGTTCACTCGTAGGGTGCGAATATTCAACTATCCCATAAAGAAAAATGCTCTCTTCATCTCGCACGGTTACCGTCCGTGTATTGATGTCGATAGCATTCCCAGACACAGTTATAACCGTTGTCTGCGCCATTCCCGTTGTATTCTGTATTTTACACGTACACGAATTTACCCCACTACCAAACGAGATAATTCGCACCGCCGCATTGTTGCTTACGGCAGACGGATAGGCAACTTCAGACGTGTAATCTATCGTTATCATTTTTGTTTCGTTAGGCTCAAGTCTAATTTCCGATTCTGCCACGTCAATGATATCGTCTTTTATACTAATCTCACAGTAGTCCACCGACACACTGTTTGAAAAATCAGTCAAGGAAATATTTGATTTATACGAAAACATATTGCCGGGGTTGATTTCTATTCGGCTGTTTACTGGTGCATCGTCTTCGCACTTAATTACAATACGATTTTCTCTATCAATGAACACCTTGCAAAGTCCTGCGTTGGCTATTTCCTGCAAAGCATCCCACCCCGTTGTCTTAGGCAGTAATGCCATTTCCACGACAAAGTCTTTCAGCCTTTCCGTGATTTGATATTCAGTCGGATTCACACCCATCTTCGTCAGTATGTCTTCAGCGATTTCGTATAGCGACACGTTTTCAACGAGCGGAAATCCGACATAGGTTTTAATCTGCAACCGCATTAATCTATCCGTTGCGGTACACTTTACCCATTGGCTATCCTGCGGTATATCCCATTCATCGGAATAAAAGACACCCAGCGGTTTGAACTCTATCTTCCCGCCGTTTTCAATCCCAATAAACGGATACAGCTTTCTGTCCAAAAGCATTAAAGTCCGCAGATATCCCTTATCGAATTTACGGTCTTCGTTGTAAATACTGACCGTCATCGAATCGGAATTAATATTGTAGTTTCCCTCTGAAGAGCAGAGCTCTTCGCCAACCTCAAACGACAGTAAATCCTTGCCTTCGTATGTTTCGTAAACGCGCTCGAAAAACCGCAGGATTTTGGCGCAAGCATTTGGGGTACTCCATTTCGATATCGTCATTCGAACGGACGTTATATCCGCTATTTTGGGATTTACTATCACCTCCACTTCCGTGTTACCCGTTATCGTGTCGGTTTTCACTATAGTGCCGTTTCTCTTATACTGCAGCGTAAAGTCTACTGGATATTGATGAAGTTTTTCATCACCGATTACCCGCCAAAAGACTATCGGACGCATTCCAAACGACAGCTCTATGTACGGCTTTCGTGCGAATACCCCGCTACTATCTGCAAGTTTCCCACTCCACCAGCCTACCACTAACTCGTCCGACATCAT